CATTAATTCCTTATCAGAATAGTAATGGTGTTGGAATTAGCACTGTTGGATTCAATACTATTACTAAAGATGCTTTTGTTAAATTATCTGTAGGATTTAGTACTGCAGATATGTTCCCATTTGTAGTGGGTGATAAGGTAATGATCGAGAATGTGAGTATTGGTATAGGATCTACAGGTAAAGGATATAATTCTGCTGATCATGATTATAAGTTATTCACTGTAAATGCGGTTGATGCTAATCTTGGTGGAATTGGAGCAACCATTAGTTATAGTATGTCTGCAGAGTATCCTGATGACGGAACATTCCCAGGAACCTTTGATGCTAATAATTCTGCAGGAAGAATTATCCCTGAGAAGTATTTCCCACAATTTGATATAAAATTAGGAACTAATGATTACTTGGAAGGAGAAACTGTAACATCTGGATCTGTTTCTGGTACTGTTGAATCTTGGAATTCTGATATTGGAATATTAAAAGTTTCTTCCAATAAAGATTTTGTTGTTAATGGTATTATTAAAGGAGAAACTTCTACGACTCAAGGAATAGCATCTTCTATAAGATCTTTTGAATCTAATTTAGATTTAGAATCAACTTCTAGAGTAGATAATGGATGGCAAAATGATTCTGGTGTTCTTAACTATAATATGCAAAGATTGCAAGATAGTTTATATTATCAAAACTTCTCTTATGCAATAAGATCTAGAGTTGAAGAAGAAAAATGGAATGATACAGTAAGTACTTTAAATCATACCTTAGGATTTAAAAAATTCTCTGATTATCAATTAGAATCAAATTTAACTGATCCTACTGAAATGAAAGTGGGTGTAAGCACCGAACTTACTTCTATTGATATAGTTACAGATATTATTGGTGTTGGTGATTTAAATTGTGTATATGATTTTGATTTAGTAACAGAAAACTCCCGTGATATTGGTTCTACTTTCTTCTCTGATGAAATAATATTCTCTAGTAGAATATTGATGGATTATCAAGAATCAGTTGGTAACCGTGTTCTTTCTATTGATGATATGAGTGGATCTTTCAATAGTAATCCAAGAGCAACTAAGTTTAGTGTTGCTAATACATTTAACTTAGATGATATAAGAGCACAAAAATATATTACTTATGTTATAGACAAGAGATATATTCAACAAAGACAATTGATGTTGGTTACTCTCCTTCATGATGGAACATTTGGTTATATGAATCAATATGGAAGAGTTGAATCTTCTTATGATCAAGGTTCATTTGATTTCCAAATTGCAGGATCAGAAGGTAAATTATTATTCTATCCTACAAAATCTGCTGTAAATGATTATGATATTACTGCTTTAGCATTTAATTTAAACGATAATTATCTGGGTATTGGTAGCACTGCTTTAGGTGGTATTGTTGATATTAATACATCAAGTGTAAAGGTTCCATCAGGAACTCAGACAACAGTTGTAGGAATTGCAAGCACATATCGTTCTGTTAAAGTTCTTGTCGAAATTAGTCCTGATATCGCTGATGATGAAGGGTTTAATAAAACTGAATGGGAATTTACCGAACTCAATGCAATTCATGATGGATCTACTGTTGATCTACTGGAGTATGGTGAATTAACTACAACTCAGGGTTCATATTCAGATGCAGGATTTGGAACTTTCTATCCTTATCTTTCAGGAAATGATCTAAAGATTGACTTTATTCCCAATGCTGGAATAGGGACTACTTGTGTAGTTAATACTATTCAGGTTGCTATTAGTAGTGAGTCCTCTTCTGGCATTGCTACTG